TAAAACTAGTTATTGATCAACGAAACTTACAAGGATAAAATATTTATAATTATGAACGCAAAATTATTTAAAAATTTAATTAAAGAAGCGGTTCGCGAAGCAGTTCGTGAAGAAATCGGTGTGTTGTTATTAGAACAAAAGAAACAAGAATTAACTGAAAGCAAAACAGTTAGCTTTACTAGTAGTGATGTACCAGTAGGTGCCGATGCTAAAACGGCTTTGCGTAGTAAGATGGGATCCATGTTTGGATATGAAGCACCTCAACAAAATTTAAAAGTTGATTCTGTTTCTGATAACCCATTTGCTGCTTTTATTGCTGATGCAGGAGCTAATATGACTGCTCAGGATCTATCAGGATTAAGAAACTTAGGATAACATGCCAATACCTCAAACGATACGTGTAAATCCGTTAGATTTACAGAAGAATATTGCTATTGGGGTATCACTACCTTTTAATGGTCCGGGTGTATTTAATAGTACTTTTACCACTAAAGATCAAATTAAATCTAATTTAGTTAATTTATTATTAACTGATGTTGGTGAACGAGTAATGAATCCTGAATTTGGATGTAATCTGAAAAAATTCCTATTTGAAGGAATCACAGAATCAAATTCAGAGTTATTAGCTAATAATTTAGCTAATAGTATTGCTATTTTTATACCTGAAATAACAGTAACTAACATTACTGTCGCTCCTAACCCTGATTATAATCTAATAGATTTATCTGTTGATTATATAATGAATATATCACAAACACCTGACCAAGTAACAGTACAATTTAATTAATAATGGCTAACGAGGATAAAAATATATCGTATTTAAATAAAACCTTTGGTGATTTTAAATCATCATTACAACAGTACGCTAAAACATACTTTCCAGCTACGTATAATGACTTTTCAGAAGCAACCCCAGGTAATTTATTTATCGAAATGGCTTCTTATGTAGGTGACGTTATGTCATTCTATTTAGATACCCAAGTACAAGAAAATTTCTTATTATATGCTAAGGAAAAAGAAAACCTATATGCTATGTCATATGTTATGGGTTATCGTCCTAAAGCATCATATGCTTCGAATACTATAGTTGATATATTTCAATTAGTTCCTTCTGTTATTAGTGGTAGTATAACATATCCTGATTATCAAACATATGGTTTGATTATTCCTTCTAATACAACTCTTACATCCGTTTCAACAGGTACTAAATTTTTAACAACACAACAGATAGATTTTACAGATACAGGTAGTACTGAAATTACTTTTGTAGATAGTAACTATTATCTTTTCAAAAAATCAGTTCCTGCTATATCAGCAGAAATAAAAGAAACTACAATTAATGTAGGGGCTAATCAAAAGTTTGCTACATCTAATGTTATTGATACTAATATATTACAAGTATTAAATGTTACTTCTAGTGATGGTAATTTTTGGTATGAAGTACCTTATTTAGCCCAATCTTCAATATATGTAACAGGAAATAATTCTACATCAGGAAGCGATGGAGTACCTTATTTATTACAACTCCAAAGAGTTCCTAGACGTTACGTTTCTAGAATACTTTCAGATAATACATTACAACTTGAATTTGGGGCTGGATTAACTAGTGCCAAAACAGATAGCCAAATTGTTCCAACACCATCGAACATACAAGCAGGAGCTGTACCTGGTATCTCAGATTTAACAAGTAATTATAATGAAGCATCTGTATTTTTTACTCAAGAATATGGATTAATACCTTCAGGATCACTAACAGTAAAATATTTAGTTGGTGGTGGGATTACATCAAATGTACCTGCTAATGATTTAACAGTTATAGATAATTCAAGTGCTTATTTTAAAAATGCTCCTGGACCTTTATCTAGTTCTATTTTAGCAAGTGTTGCTTCGTCTAATCCAATTCCATCATCAGGTGGAAGAAATGGAGATACAACTGAAGAAATACGTCAGAATGCATTGTATGCTTATTCAACCCAATTAAGAGCTGTAACTAAAGAAGATTACATTGTAAGAGCAATGTCTATGCCTTCTGACTATGGTACTGTAGCTAAAGCATATATATCACAAGATTTATATAAAAGCCCATCCCAAACAGTAGCGGTTATTCCACAAAATAATCCTTTAGCTTTAGACTTATATATTTTATCATATAATAGCAATAAACAATTAACACAAGCGTCTGCTACTTTAAAAGATAATTTAGTAACCTATATAAATCAATATAGAATGGTTACAGATGCTATTAATATTAAAGATGCTTATTATATTAACATTGGTGTTAATTTTGATATTATTGTATTAAGTGGATATAGCAATAAAGACGTTTTAACAAACTGTATAAACGTAGTAAAAGACCATTTCAATATAGACAATTGGCAAATAAATCAACCAATTATTTTATCAGATATAATTTCTAAATTACTTCAAGTAAGAGGAGTACAATCAGTAGTTAAACTTGAAATAGTAAATAAGCAAGATTCTACAGGAACAACATATTCTCAATACGGATACGATATAGCAGGGGCTACTAGAAATGGTAATGTATATCCATCAATGGACCCAGCAGTATTTGAAGTTAGATATCCTGATACAGATATTCAAGGTAGAGTAGTTGTTCAATAATATTTATAGCAAACCATAAAGTATGAATTTAGATAAATTAAAAGGACATATTCCAGATAACGTTATTACCCAAATTCCTGATGTGATGAAAACATTCGGAATTGACACCCCAGTTGAATTAGCACATTTTTTATCTCAGTGTGGTCATGAATCCGCTGGTTTTAAAGTTGTAAATGAAAATTTAAATTATAGTGCTAAAGGTTTAGTAGGAATATTTAAAAAATATTTCCCAACACCAACTTTAGCTGAACAATATCAACGCAAACCGGAAAAAATCGCTAATCGTGTTTATGCATCTCGTATGGGTAATGGTGATGAAGCATCAGGTGAAGGTTTTAAATTTCGCGGACGTGGTTTCATTCAATTAACAGGTAAAAGTAATTATACCGCTTTTGGTAAATCAATAGGTGTTGACATTGCTGCTAATCCTGATTTAGTTGCTACTAAATATCCATTATTATCCGCTGCTTGGTTTTTCTCTAAAAATTGTTTAGCTAAATGTAAAGATGCTTCTGATGCATCCGTATTAGCAGTGACTAAATGTGTTAATGGTGGTACAATCGGTTTAGCCGACCGTCAAAAACACTTTAAAGAGTATTATCATCTATTGGCGTAAAACAATTTAGTAGTTATTATATTTATACGTAGTAATTACTAACTATGGCTATTTACAAAATATTCCCAGAAAAGAGTGCAACTCTTTACTCATTCTATCCTGCTTTAAATACAGGACTGGATGAAATATTAGAACTTAGTACTTTTGAATCTATAGAAAGTACAGATGAAGTATCACGTCCTGTTATAAAATTCCCATCAGACCAAATTACGGACATTATAAATAATGAAGTATCAGGAAGTACTTTTGATGTTTATTTAAAAGTATTTTTAGCGAATGCTTCTTCAATTCCTTTAGATTATACATTATTTTGTCATCCGTTAGCAGCTGATTGGAATCAAGGTACAGGCCGTTTAGGTAATTTACCTCAAACAACAGATGGAGTAAGTTGGAAATATACCCAACAATCCGGAAGTGGAGTATGGACAAATGGTACTTTTTCTTCAGGTATTACCGGATCTTATAGTAACAATATCGGTGGTGGTACATGGTATACTGCTTCTAGTTATCAAGCCACCCAATCTTTTACTTTTATATCTGAAAAAGATATAGAAATGAAAGTTTCAAATACAGTTAAAGCTTGGTATAGTGGTTCTATTCCTAATTATGGCTTTATTTTAAAACATTCTTCATCATTAGAGTTCACAACAGCCTCTAAATTTGAATTAAAATATTTTTCAGATACTACTCATACAATCTATCCTCCATCTTTAGAAATTAGATGGAATGATTCATCATATACAACTGGTTCTTTAACAGTAGTTACTTCTAGTTATTACGTACCTACTTTAAATAATAATAAAGGTGAATATCAACAAGACTCAGTTCAGCGTTTTAGAGTTGCTGTAAGAGATATTTATCCTTCTGTAACATTTAGAACTACGTTAAGTTTTGCAAATCAAAAATGTTTGCCATCTTCTTCATATTGGTCAATAGTAGATTTGGATACTGAAGAAATTGTCGTAGATTACGATACATCATACACTAAAATTAGTTGCGACTCAAATAGTAATTATTTTGATGTATATATGAACGGACTAGAACCAGAAAGATATTATAAAATACTTTTAAAATCAGTAATATCAGATGGTGAAGTAGCAGTATTTGATAATAATTATATTTTTAAAGTTGTAAGATAATGTCTCAAATACCAGTACAAAAAACTGTATTTAGTAAAGACGCTTTTAGTAAAGTAGTTAATACCCAATTTAATCAGTTGATAGATTCAACGGCTGGGGAAGAACAACTTTCATTTTCAATTGATGATTTTTTTGAATTATACAATCAGGTATTTTATCAAATACCAACAGAAGGAGAATCAAATTCACATCAATATATTTTACAACGCGAATCAGATTATTTGGGAGTAAGCATTAGTCAAGATGATGTTCAAGCTTTATTAGATGAAATAACATCTTTAAGACAACAACTGCTCGATTCTCAAACAACTATAAATGAACTGACAGGAACAACTAGTGCATAATGGCAGATAATATTAAAATAGTAGGTCAAATTTTAGATACACAGCGTGTAGCTCGCTACGATGCTGATGATCTTAATCTTCTCTCTCCAATTCTAATTAAAGAAGATTTTGGTCAACAAAACGATTATATTGAATATTTTACATACGATGCTGGTGGTAATCTTTTAAATATAAATTATAGTTATAAAGATTTTAAACTTCCCTCTACGTCATATGTAGATCCTAGTGGATCCTTACCTATAATTGAAATTGATCCTATTAAAGATCTTCAAAATTTAGGTTATTCATCTGGTGAATTTAAAGTACAATATAACTTCTTTAATAACAGAATATCTGACCCTCAACAGGCAGGTTTATTTATAAAAGAAATATCAGCAGACAGAACAGAATTAAGAGTAGGTTCTACTACTTTAACTAATGAACAAATCGAAAGTGGTTCTTTATCTCTTATAAATGAATATTCTAGCTCTGCTTATTTTGTTGATTATATAGCTGACTTTGGCAATAATGTTCAAGTAACAATTGTAAACGTTGCTTTAAATAAAATTGAATCAGGGTACGAAATATTATTAAAATTATATCAACCTCTTTCTGTTGATATCCAAGAAAAAGCTACACTGTGGGTTGTTAAAGAAAAAGTTAACCCATATATATTTGATATTAATTTAGATAAACTTATTATAGCAGCTCCTGGTCCTCAACTTAGAGGTCCTAATTTTGCTATTGATATTCCTAATCAAAATAATGTAGCTACATCTTATCAAACATATAGTAGTTTAATAAGCAGTGTACAAAATATATCTACAGCGTCTTATCAACAGCTTTTAAGCATAATAGTTTCACAAAGTATAGATATAAATGTAGACTATTCTGATCTTACCAATTTTATATTCTTTAGCTCAGCTGAACAACGTTTAAAAAACTTTTATTCTAAAATAAAAGATATTGAGGATTATAATAACAATATTGCTTATTATTCTTCAAATGCTTTTTCAGCTAGTTTATCTTCAAGCTTTATCAATACAGCAACTTCAAGTATAGATGCTATTATAACGGGATTTGATGGATATGAATATTATTTATATTTTGAATCAAGTTCAACATCTTGGCCTAAAACTAACAACTCATTACCTTATATAAACGCTACAACAGCTTCAGCTACTAGTTGGTATAATGCCGCTACGTCAAGTGCTGAAAGTTACGATAATGAAAATCAAAATAATTTAATTTATACAGTACCATCTTTTATTAAAGATGATCCTAGTAACAACCAGTATTTGACTTTCCTAAACATGGTTGGTAATTATTTTGATAATATTTGGATTTATCTAAGTGCTATTACCGATATAAATTTAGCAAATAATAATTTAGAAAAAGGTATATCTAAAGATTTAGTATACCATGTACTTGAATCATTAGGTACTAAATTATATAATCAATATGGAGATGTTGATAATGTAGATTATTTAATAGGAAATAGTGGAAGTGCTAATTGGGATAATAATTTTACTATTACTGGTTCTTACTTAAACACTATACCTCGTAAAGATTTAGTTGCTGAATCATATAAAAGAATTTATCATAATTTACCTTTATTATTAAAAACTAAAGGTACTGCTTATGGTTTACAAACATTAGTGTCTGTTTTCGGTGTTACTGGAAGTACATTACCTATTAAAGAATATGGTGGTGACTTAAAGTCAAACACATTAGATGAATTTAATAATGATAAGGTTAGAGTTGTATCTGGAAGTGTAGTAACAGGAAGTGTTTTGTCACCTTATATTAGTGTAGTTCAATACCCAACAGCATCATCACAATTTAGAACAAATGATCTAAATTATGTTGATATATCATTTTCACCACAAGATAAAATTGATATATACACATCAGCTTCGATTGTTGCTGTAAGTTCATCTTGGACAATAGACGATATTATTGGTGATCCTGGTTATCAGTATAGTAGTTCTTATAATGCTTTAGAAATAGCTAGAATAGCCTACTTATCTCCATTATCAGCATCACAACTTCCTTATACATCTTCATTATCAAGTGGATCATTAGCTGCTACAGATTATAACAGCTTTATTCGCTTAATACAGTTTTTTGATAATTCATTGTTCAAAATGCTACAGGATTTTATTCCTGCAAGAACAAGTTTATCAACAGGTGTAACTATCAGCTCACCTATACTTGAAAGAAATAAATGGTCTTATGCTAATCCTTCAGCTACATCAGAAATTGAAGTACAAACAGGTAGTATAGCAGGACCAACTATTACAACTGAATACACTGATATTTACTATGGTTTAACTGGTAGTAAGGCAGCTTACTATGATGGAGATTTTTCAGGAAGCAAAATAAATACTTACCAGTATTTTGAAAGTGGAACTTTCAATCCTTATTTACTACCAACAGCAAGTACACTAACACCAGGTCAGATTTACGTTTTTGATCATACTGATTATAACGTAATGTTAAATAATGTATCTCAAAGTTTAATTTCTAGAAATAGACAATTAGCAGAACCTATTTTTGGTACTCAAAATTTTATTTTAACTCCTGTTGAATTACAGGATTCATATGAAACT